AGAGTATGTGGATTTGCTTTCGGCTTGTAGCCGTCTGGCACAAGCACAATTGCTTCATCATTGTCTTTCTGCTCAATTGGGTCTATTAAAATATGTCGATTGCATGGTATCATTTTGTCTCCTAGTCTATTTCACACTTGCCGCCTGCGCAGGCTAGCTCTCCAGTTAGATTTGTATTATCCTGCATTTCTACCACTTTTGTTAAGTCAACTTTTTGTAAAGTTTTGACCATCTCTTTATAGGTTTGCTCTGTGCAGTCTTCAAATGGCGCCTGCTTGTAAGTGTGTTCAGAATAAGGCAGCACTGATAGGCCATTGTAGCATTGTCTATTTTGCCACATCCACTGTCCTACTTCTTCCCACTCATCTTCCTTTATCGTTATTGTTGCAGAAACATTGTGAGTGTTTTGGCCTCTTCTATGCCCATCCTTTACCCACTCTTGACTCACTTTTCTAATTCTTTCCAAAAGGGATTGGGCTGTCTCTTGGCGCGTAGTGGCGCCAATAGGGGCCTTTTGTGGTATAGACACGACAGCGGTATCGTGCGGCCTAAAGAACTCATCCTCCAATAGCTCTGGATGATAAATTGAAAGATAAGTATAGATCGACTCATTTTTGTTGACTCTGAGGCGACGTATATAATGTTCGCTGTGCCATGCATGAATCCCGCTTGACGTCCCAAGAGTCAGCGATGTTGTGCCAGCAGGCTTTACAGTAGTTGTTCTCGCAGCCCTGTTGATTCCAATTAGCTTTGCTACGCGCGCGTTCTCGTCCTTAACTATTTTTGCTGCCTGAGACATGTCCAAACCCATGACCTTGCCAGAGGCAATACCAGTCATCGAGACACCTATTAGTGCATCTTTTTCAGTTGTACGCTGCCAAATATCACGCAAATAATGAAAATCAGTATATCCAGCCTGCAGCGTTCCAATGAAGGCTGCAGCTTTTACGCGAGCTTCATATTCTTCTTGGTTGTTTATATCACTAGCGTTAACCTCTGTCAGATTGCAGAACTGATATGGTCTTAAAGCTATTTCACAACAAGGATTAGTCCCCCAATCTTTATCGTTCGTAAAATAGAATCCAGGCTCACCTGCTCCAGATTCCTTAACACGCTCCCATATGTTCATAAAGAATTTTTTTGTTATCCTGTGCCTCATTAAGACAACTGAATTGTTTGCTCTTCCTCTTTGTGGATTTGTTTCCCACCAGTTACCAACTTTTGCGGCGAGCATCTCATCATCGTCGGCGCTAAAAAGAGATATAAGAGCAGCGCGACGAATACCACCGGCAAGTACAGCATCCGCAATATGACATATAATATCATGTACTTCAATGGTTGTAAGTTTGTCGCCGTTTTCCTTATCATCTAATATTCCTTTAACCTTAACTAAGCACTCTCGAAGAGGCTGTGGTCCTGGGGCTTTGCCACCTGAAGTAATAAGCTGGCTGCCTTTCGGTCTAATGTCTGAGAAATCAAATCTTATGTCAGACATTCCCTCAAAATAACTTCGCACCAATACCTTAACTGAATCTGCCCAGCCCTCAATAGAATCGCCAATCAGATAACGTCTTGTTCGTTTTTTGTTCGGCTTCCTTATTTCTGGTAGTTTTTCAACGTGATGCTTTTGTACTGAGTAGCCCACACCGGTACCGCCTAAGAGGAGAAACATTGTCTCACTAAACGACCTCCAATCATCAATTGGCAGGTACGCACAGTTATATACTCTGTTTGGAGCGACCTCAACGGGCTTGCCGGCAAACTGCATCGAGCGCATTGAAGGAAGAATTTTTTTGTCATATACAAATTTATAATTTGCTTCGATCTCTTTCTTAAGATCTGGATACTTCTTCATGTGCATCTTTTTATTTCTTGTAACTAACTCTTGCCAACTCTCTCTTCTGTTCTTCTTAGGCAAGTATCGAGCGTACTTCATATAAACCGTTATATCTGACAAAATCTTCTTTTCTAACTCCATTTTATTCCCCTTTGTAATTGTTTCTTAGATTTTTCCACGTCTCTTTCATAAACGAATCAAGTTCTTTTTTCGTTGCAACTTCAGCTTCTGCAACAGCGGGATCATCCGGCTCAAGCACTTCAATGAAAACTCTAGTAGGATCCATTGAGACCGGATAGACGAGGCCATCGGGGCCATTTCGATTTTTGGCTATGAAAATTCTGCCAGTGTTTTTGTTTTTATCTTTTATTGTTCTTGATAGAGAAAATATAAAATCTGCGACAAAACATTTGCTGAATGCTTCAGAGATTGATTCCATTGTCACCACTTCTGCGTTTAAACCTGAACGATTTGTTTGAGATGCTGTCCAAACTGGACATTCAAATTCCTGCGCGATTCCGCGTAGGTTCTCATAAATAGACTCCAACTCGTTCCTTTTCTCTTTATAAATTTTGTTAGGTCTAAGCAAATCGGCGTAATCTATTAATATTACATCGATTTCTTGATTTCTTTTTTTTAATTTTTCTAAGTGAGAGCGTATAACATTCGGAGAAGCTGACCTTGTTGGATATTCTTTGATGATCAAAGAACCTTTCACATCTTGCACCTTTTCATACACCAAGTCTTTCATTGATCGTAGGTCAGGAAGGCCAACTCCACTAATGCAACTATCGTACCTTTGTCCTGTGACTTCTTCAGACAACTCTAAAGTATAGTGCACTACGTTCTTTCCGTTCTTTACAGCTTGTGCACCGAGATGGGCCAAGGCCATTGACTTGCCCGCGCCGGTTGGCGCAATAACCACGCCAAGCTCTCCTTTTCCCAGTCCTTGCCTTGTCAAGCTATCAACGATTGACCAGCCCGTGCTAACAGGGTTGCGAGCCTTGAGAAGATATCTCATCTCAAAATCTCTCTTGTAGTCATGTCCGCAATTGTTATCAATTCCGAGCTTCAAAGCATCATCAATGACCTGCTTAATCTCATCAAAAGAAGAACTCTTGAGCAGATTAATAGACTTAAGGATTGCATTTTTTAAATTTTGTTTCTTACAGAAATCTAAAGAAGTATCCTTAATGTAAGCCTCGCCGTCGACATTTCTTATCAAGACTCTGGCAAAATAATCTCTGACCTGCTTTTGTGTAGCCTCATCCTCTTGTTCAAGCTCTGCCTTTATTATAGAAGACATAATCTTTCTTGTAGGATGGACTCCATATTTTTCTCTGTAGTCGTATATCTTGCTAACAAAGACTTTTAAATATTTTAATTCAAAAAATCCTATGTTGATAACCTCTTCTATTTGATCACAAAAAGGTCTATCTTCTAATATTAGCTGCGCTAACGACTCTTGGAAGCTTTTTCCATACTTTGAAAAGCTAACGTTCTCTTCATCCATTTAATCACCCTTTGGATAATATAGGACCACTTGCTTATCGGTCAACCACTAATTTGTTGAAATATGCAAACAGTTCGTTGAAATTAATTTCACCAAAGCCATCCTGTACCATCATCTTAATAACTTCTGTTTTGTTAAATTCGTCTTTGGCTTCTTGTATCGTTTCGTGAATTATTTTCTTTGAACTAATATCCAAGATTGGTGCATAAAGCTGCATCATCTTATAGTTTCTTTTGAGCACGTCGCTGTTGCTGACCATGTTTTCATACGCCTTCAGCTTCTTGCTCTCAAGTTGTTTCTTTGAGTGGTTAATGACCTCAGACAAAGTTACAGACTTTTCATTAGCAAGAAAAGGAAATCTTTTTGACGCAGTAGCCAGGCCAATTCCACCAACACCTTGCAGGTTGTCGCTCTTATCGCCAACCATAGCTCTTGCTAGAGCAAAGTTGTTCGGGTGGATATTGTATTCACTAATTAAATAATTCATGTTCAAGACCTGTTTTTGAACCGGCCTGTACACAACGGTCTTCCTGTCTAATAGCTGGAAGAAGTCTTTATCACTGGAAACAATTACCTTTTGCCAGTCTTCGTAAAACTTGTGCTTTGATAAGTATGCGATTACATCGTCCGCTTCAACACCACTAAACATAAATTGTATCACAGGCATTGAATTGAAATACTCTGTCAATCGCTGAAGTTGCCAGACCTTGTTGGTAGCTTCTTCAGACTCGCTTAAAACACGAGCACCCCTATTAAGTCGCGGGGGCTTTCTGCCTTCTTTGTAGCCTTTGTTCATGGACTTCCTGCGAGCCGAGCCGCCTT